CTAAATTTTCCACTCTATTTTGACATGTCCATCTTTCACAAAAACCTTATTTATCAAGCGGTTTAGTATGTGTTTCTGACTGTCATAATCAAGAGTGGTGACATCTTTTGTGTCCAGCAGCCGTTGGAAATTCTCCTTATCAATTTTCTTTTGGATGTCTGGGTTGTTTTCTAATTCTTTTTCTAGCAACTCTTTTTGTGTTAGGAGTGCATAGCTTTGCCTTTTGAGTTCGTCTAGGTCTATCATGTCATTTAGATAGAGGTCATTCAATCGTTTCAGCTTGTTACTCAACTGGTCTATTTGCTTTTCAATGCCCTCTACATCAATTTCATTGACCGTTTCAAACATTTTATCCAGCTTTGCCTGGTTTAGCTGTAATAGTCTGACTTGACCTAGTACAAATACCTCAATATCCTCTTTTTCATAATATTTGGAGTTGCATTTTTTACCGTCATTATAGACCGTGATACCTTTGGTGGTACGAGGAAATCTATTTACACATTGATACCGTCTGTACCTAGAGCCATCTTTTCGCTTAGTTCCTAAAATTATTTCTAACGGTGAGCCACAGTAGCCGCATCTAATCATACCTGATAACATATATTTTGCCCTAAATGGTCTTGAATTTTTGTTGAATTGATAAGTTTCTATTTGTCGTTTCTTTAGTTCTGCCTGGGTTGTTTCAAAGGTTTCAGCATCAATGATTGGCTCATGGTTGCCCTGGTACACTTCCCCTCTAAATCTAATCATACCCATATAGACAGGGTTTCTTAGTATTCTGCTTATGCCTTGATAGTTCCACAGCTTGCCATTTCTCAAGATGTTATTTTCATTGAGGTAGTCTCTTAGCTTGGTCAATGACCTACCGCCCAGGTACTCCTTGAAAATGGTCTTGACAACAATAGCCTCTGCCTGGTTGATATTTAGCGTGCTTGTCAGTCTGTCATAGGTATAGCCAAATGCGATTGTACTTGTCATCATCGGTTTACCAGACTTTGCACGCCCAATCTTACCCATCATCATTCTTTCTCTAATGGTATCTCTGTCAAGCTGTCCAAATGCGGATAGAATACCTACCATCGCTTTCCCTAAAGGTGTCGAGGTGTCAAAGTTTTCTGTTAGGCTGATAAAGCCTATATCATTCTTTTCTAGTATATCCTCAATAAAGGCTATATTGTTGCGTTGTGACCGCCCTAGTCGTTTCAAATCGTAGACCAAAACGGTGTTAAATCGTTTCTTTTGGGCATCCCTGGATAGCTTACTAAGGGCAGGTCTATCAATCGTAGCCCCAGAGAAACCAGCATCTACATAGGTTTCGTATACTGTCCATTTGTGTATTGAGCAATAGCTTGTTAGCATGGCGATTTGCTCATCAATGGAGTACCCTTCTTCTGCTTGCCCTTTGGTGCTGACACGTACATAAATTGCTACTTTATTCATCGTTCTTCTCCCTATTTTGTAGGTTTTATGGTAAAATAGGGTATAGAAAAAAGACCTAAGAAATTAGGTTGATTTTCCATACCAAGTACCTTATGCTCTCCTCGTCCAAAATTTGAGCATAGGGTTTTTGTTTTGTGAAAAAAGGTAACTACCGAATTGATAGTTACCTTTTAGGTTGGCGTTTCGCCCTAATTTAACATTCCAAGCCATTGAACGACTTGAAACAGGTGGGAGCTAGCCCCTTGATAACTATATTCTATCATGTTTTGTAAAATTGTCAAAAAATAAGCGACTGTAAAACACAGCCGCTTTAACGTTATGGGGCTAAACCCCTAATGCAAAACTTTATGGAGCTAAACTCCTAATTACGACTTAATTTTATCAATTTATTATTTATTTGTCAAGGTACAATTCTGCTATTTTATCGTTAATAGCATCCAGTGTTTGGGGCGTGACTTTGAAAAGTCCTATTGGGTCAAGCGGATTTTTCTTTAGTATTCTATCCTTGCTTATTGTTTGGATGCTATCACACTTTGCATAAGATTGTTTTAGATATTTTTTGTAATAGTTTATGACTTCTCTTAAATAACCTATTTTTTCATAGAGCTGTTGATTGGTAATTTGGTTACTGTTAATTAGCTTGTTAAGTTCATTGATTTCGTTTTGTATTGGCTCAAGTGACTGGTAGCCTATCAGTTCATTTAGGGCGACAACATTTTTACTAGGTTTTGATGTTAGTGGCACAACTGTAAGAGTAGTTTTATACGGTGTATCGTCCTTATCCAATACGATTGCCCAGTGGTTATTGGAAAGCTCTCCACCAATATTTACACCAAACTCAACGAATATTAGGCAACCTCTGGCAAATTTCCAATACTTACGTTTGGGATTTTCTGCTTCAAAAAGATATTGTTCTGATTGTCTTTTAGTTGAAATGGCAAAAAATTTGTATTTTGTTGATGTGTGACGTATCTTTCTTGATTTATATAGGTTGTTGACAAGATTATAATTTCGTTTGGCATCCTCAAAGTAAGGGTGTTCTTCCATTTGTCAATCCTCCCGATAAATTCCCACAACCTCACCGATTGTGCGGATGTCATCATCCTCTGTTAAATAGATTTCCTCATAGCTATCATTTAGGCTTTGGAGATACCAACTGCCCCCATAGTCACGTTTGAGCTTTTTAACAAAGTTTTTGCCGTTTATCTGAAAGATACCAATGCTATTCATGTCAACCTGGCTGGTGACCTCGATAAAGAGCAAGTCATTGTTTTCTATCATTGGTCGCATACTATCACCGACAACCTGAGCAATGGTGTCATACTTATCTGGCACTTTTTCAGCAAGTAGCCTAACTTCCATATTGAGATTATCCTCTTGAAAAGCACCATGCCCAGCTGCAACAATTCCTTGTACATAATCATTGATATAGTCATCCTCATCATGTCGCTTAGAGAAGATTGATACAACTTTATTCTCTTGCTCTGCTAGTTGTTTGTTAGCGTAGACAACCACATTACCTTTTCTATCATCGTCCAACTGACGGTAGATAGATGTTATTTCTACCTCATCCGATGGCTGTTTAGAAAATTTCTCATGTCTATTATCTGATAAACCTAGAAGATAATCAGAGGTAACGGAAAAAATTTGAGCTAGTCGTTTTAAGTCTCTACCTTTAGGAAAGTTTTCGTTTTTTTCCCATTTAGAAACCGTAGTATAGGTTTTCATGTCTAGCATCTCAGCTAGTTCTGTTTGGGTCATGTTCTTACTTTCTCTAAGCTCACGTACCCTATCGCCTAAACTACTCATGACAACACCCCCTTTATTTAGTTTTGATAAGTAAATTATATCAGAAACATGATTACAAATCAACAATATAAGAAAAAAGTTTTAAGTTTTTTATTATTTTAGCTAATTTTTGAAAAAAATATAAAATAAATCATATAAAACACTTGACATAAGATTATAAATCATATAGAATGTAGTTACCAAATGAAAGGAGGACTGAAATGGTAACCATTGCAGAGCTAAGAGCCAAGCGTGGCAAAATGTCACAGCGAGAGTTAGCAAGCGTGCTTGATGTTACGCAAACATCAATTAGTAATTGGGAGAAAGACCAAACAAAGATTGGTGGCGAGCATCTTATTAAGCTGGCAAAGTTTTTTGGGGTGTCAACTGACGATATTCTAGGATTGTCAGATGATGCAACCTAAAAAATTTTACAGCGTATATGATTTATAATCTCATCGAAAGGAGGAAATTTCAAGGTGGTTTCAACCAAAAGAAAAGCACCCAGGACGGCAATCCAATTGGGTACTTCTCAAAAAATAACTACTTAAATTATACCACAGAATGAAAGAATTAGATAGCACACAACAATTATTGGTGAGTAATTGGCAGCGTAAGTATTATCAGTTAAGCGAGGTTTTAATAAATAGCTTAGTTGGGCTTACAGTTGTTGATACTCTGGAAATTTTGGCGAAAGTAAGAAAGGGGCATCTTTGAAGAAGTTACTAACTAGATTTGAGCAAAATCTTTATCACTGGAATTTCTGGACAGCAAAGGTTGTTACAGATTTCAAGCAATGGCTTATTGAAAACGGAGAAACAAGAATAGATGCTAAGTCTCAAGAATTTCAGAATGCCTTGATTATGGGGTTTGCTTACAGTTATAACCGCTCCCTTTTCAACAAAATTGACCAAAAAGGTTTCAAATGGTGAGGAGGAGAATATGGTTACACAGCATTACACCGTTAGCCATGTGATGGCAGACGGTACAGAATTAGATGACATCACAGGGTATGTCATCCCAGATGATAACCCCGTGTATGAAATCTTTAGAAAAATCAACGAAGATAGGCTGGAGGGTAAAAGCTAATGCAGTACATCTTTCAAGAATACGCATGACAATTATACCTCTATGAACAATCATTTTTTACAAAATAAGAACTTAACTAGCTCTGCCAAGGGAGTTCTTGCAGTAATTTTGAGTAACAAAGATGATTGGCGTATCTATCCAGATGAGATAGCCCAACGCTCAAAAGATGGGATTGTAAGCCATCGGTCAGCTTTTGAAGAATTAGAAAAGCATGGCTATATGAGAACTTTGAAAAAAAGTCTAGGGCGTGGTAGAGGTATTCAGCATTATAGATTTGTGCAGGATATACCGATTACAGATAGTTACTTTGATTATATTGTAGAGCGGCTTGAAAAAGAGTTATCCACAGATGGTGTGGATAACCCAGATAATGACACTTTACAAGATTAGGTTTTACAACTTTGTATTTTACAACTTTGTAATTTACAATCTTGTACTTTACAACTTTGTAAAATCGCACACTAATAAATACTAACTCTATAACAATTACTAATATTAAACAATCTAAGCCTTACGGCACTAACTGATAATAAGGACTAACTAATAACAAATTTATCCTTATAGAAAAATAAATAGGTCTTTCAGACTTATCCACATAGGAGGGAGAAAATGGAATACGCAGTACAAGATGCTTATGTATTACACGAAATAGATACTGATGGCAATGTGGTTACAAAAATCATCTATAAAGGCACACCAATAATAATTTTTACTAAAGATGGAAAATATTTTAACGGTCATTTTTGGGAAATTTATTTTGATGAAGAAGATAAGAAATACTACCTTATCCATGAATTAAATCAAAGAGAAGAAGATGGCGATACTATCACAGAGTATTATCTTGATGTTGAGCTTTCAGATGTGATTAGGATTGAAACCTTGTCATGCATTGCCACAGCTGAAAAAAGGGCGAAAGGAGGGCAAATGATATGGCAAAACTAACTTTTTCAGAGTTGCAAAGACAGATGCAACTTGTCAAGAAGAAGTCAAAAGATGTCAAGTACGCTTTCAGGAATGCAGAAGACATCTATACAGCTTTCAAGGAGCTTAAAAGTGACTGGGCTGTCATTGTCAAAGATGAACTGATTGAACTTGCGGGCAAGGTTTTTATCAAGGCAGTTGCTACCGCCTTAAACGATGAGACCGATGAGAAACACAGCTCAACAGCATTTGCTGAACTTAGCCCAGTACCAGTGTTTAATACTCAAAAAGGGCAGATTAAGCAAATGCAAGAGCCACAATGGACAGGGGCTGTCAGCTCATATGCCAGGAAATATGCCTTGCAAGGTCTGTTTGCTATCGGCGAGAAAGATGTTGATGAGTACCCAGCAGAGGAAAACCAACAAGGGCAAGCCAATCAGCAACCACAACAAGAACAAGCCCAGTACATTACCAATGAGCAGTACACCGAGATTGTCGGATGGATACGGTCATTGGCACAGGCTCTAAACAAATCATTTGACGAGGTGGAACAAGGGTATTTGAAACATTATCAGATTACAGACTTCCACCAAGTGCCAATTGAATATTTTGATACGGTTGTAAGTCGTCTCAAGTCACAGGTAGACAAGTACAACCAACCGCAGAATGACTTTAATAGCTTATAGACAGGAGAAAATACATGACAAAAGATGTATCAAATAGTGCCTTGACAGAAATCAAGGTAGATTTTCAACCAGCGGTAATCAATATTGACCGTGAGGCAATTGAGGCACAAGTAGCAGCTGCAGTTGCTCAATATAGCGGGCAAGAGGTGACTGTTGAAAACTATAAAGCGGTCTACGAAGAACGCACCCGCTTTAACAAGTTAAAGGAGGGTCTGGACAATAAACGCAAAGACATCAAGCGTGAGATTAGCAAGCCTCTTACCGAGTTTGAACGGTGGATGAAAGAAAAGGTTATTGAGCCTATTGATGCTGTCACAGCTGAAATGACAACAGGGCTAAATGCCATTGATGAGCATGAACGCATGATGCGTGTCGATATTGTCCGTGCCACTTTTGAAGATAAGTGCATGGTGGCAGGGCTGGAAAAATCACTATTTGAAAGCAAATACGATGAGTACAGCCTTAAAAAGTATTTCAAAACAGGCAAATTTGAACTCAAGAAATCAACTCTTGATGAAATGGATGCCCTGGTACTTGCTGAATTTGACAAGTTGGAAGAATACAAAGCTAACAAGCAAGCTATCGAGGAGCAGGCTCAAGAATACGACCTACCAGCAGATGGCTATATCCAACACCTTGAAGATGGCAAATCTCTTGTTGATGTCCTAAAAATGATGAAGTCAGACCGTGATGCCATTGCCAAACGCAAAGAAAAGCAAGAGGCACAAGAAAAGGCAGAGGCTGAACGCTTGGCAGAGATTGACCGCATGGCAAAAGAAAAAGCCAATGCAAACATCATGGCAATTGATGCAGAAACAGGCGAAATCATCGAAAATGAGCCATCCTATGAAGTGGCAGAGGTAAATACACCCCCAGCCCAAGAAACACCGCAAGAAGTGCCAAAATTTGAGCCTGGCGAGCCAGTAAGCTATGACTTACGCATCACATTCCCACAAGGAAATGCCCAAGCTAAATTTTTCAAAGAACTCTTTGACCAGCATGGGGTAACAACAGAAACGCTTTTCAACGGTAAGACACAAGAAGAATTAGCAGGAGGTACATTCAATGTCTTTTAGTGAATTGATTGAAAACATCAAAAATTGGTCAGCTGCAAAAGGTCTTGATGCGGCTGACCCACAAAAACAGATGCAGAAACTCAACGAAGAATGGGGAGAACTAAACGCTGGCAAAGCCAAGGCTGACCAAGCAAAGCTAAACGATAGCATCGGTGATGTGGTGGTAGTTCTAACCATCCTAGCCCAGCAAATGAAATTTGAAAAGATTGAGCGGCTGGTTGACCCAACACAGAATGGGGCTGGCTACTATATCCAAAATGAGGTAGCAACTGATTTATTGCTACTGTATGGGGCAAAAGAAATTGGCATGATTGCTAACAAGATGATTGACCTTATCCACAATCCAGGCATCATCAACACACGCACAGCCATTCAGTTCCACATTCGCAATCTGACCGGTGTACTTTACAAAGTTGCCATCAACGAGGGTACAGACATCAAGACTTGCCTAGAAATTGCCTGGAATGAAATCAAAGGCAGACAAGGCAAGATGGTTGATGGCGTGTTTATCAAACAGGAGGATTTGGAAAATGGCACAGAATAAAGGCTATGCTGTCGCACAGGACAAAAAATATTATGTTTCTGTTAGATGCCAAAACCTAGATATTGGTCTGGAAGTTTTAGCAAAAAATCAATACATGGCAGCCATCAAAACCCACATTTGCCTACGCAGTGATTTCAACTTATCTGGTTTCTTGGTCACAGAGATTGAGGAGGTAGCGAATGATAAATAATGTCGTATTAGTCGGTAGGCTTACCAGGGATGCTGAAATCCGATACACGCCAGCGGGTCATGCCGTCGCAACTTTCACACTTGCTGTCAACAGAACTTTCAAGAATGATGTTGGTGAGCGTGAGGCTGATTTTATCAATTGTGTTATCTGGAGACAAGCAGCAGAAAATCTTGCCAATTGGGCTAAAAAAGGGGCTTTGATTGGAATTACTGGGCAAATTCAGACCAGGAACTACGAAAACCAACAAGGGCAACGTGTCTATGTCACAGAAGTTCTTGCCAACCAGTTTCAGCTACTGGAAAGCCGTAGCCAGCAACAAGGACAAGGTAACCAGGGCAACAATTTCCAAAATGGAAATAGTCAAAGCTATCAATCACCGTATGGCAATCAACAGCAAACACCAAACTTTGCTAGAGAGCCACAGCAAGGGTCATTTTTCCAAGGGCAGACAACAAACCCTATGGACATTTCAGATGATGATTTGCCGTTCTAAGATAGGAGAAATTGCATGAAGAAAGTAAAAGTAGATTTACAATGCCCTTATTGTGGTTTCTGCAAAATCCTACGAACAGCACCACACAGGAAAGGCATCACTTGCCCCAGCTGTAAGCAATCAGTATTTCTAAGCTGGGCAACTGGTGTGGAGGGCTATGTTGATGAACATGGGTATTATTTCCACGCCTACGAGCCATTTAATATCCGTAAAATCAATCAAGAGTTCCAAGGGGCTTTTGATGACTATACCCCAAAGCCTTTCACTATCAGAAACAGGGTAGAAAGGCGATAGATGCGGAAAATGATTGTATGGGCGTTGTTTGATAGTGGTAATGGCTCATACACTAAGGCTATCAACACGCTAAATAGTTCGGGGGGGGCGAAGATTGAAGTATATCCCATAGGGCTTGATATAGAAAACAAGAACAATCACTTTATCCCCCTCAACCTTGCTGATTACTCACGACTATTTGGGGATAACAGGCTATTTGATACGCTTGACGAGCTACCAAAGCCAGATTTGATTATTGCCAGCCCACCTTGTGAAAGCTGGTCTAATGCAAGTGCTATGGCTAACGGCAATGCTTGTTGGAAACAGGAGGACTTATCAGATAGCTTGTTTGCACCCCAGATACCACCAAGCATGTTTACCATTAGGGCAAACACAGACTATGAGGATGCTTACAACAACTATCGGTATGATAGGCAATTCATGAAGCGGGTGAATGGTGAACTTTGTGCCTTTAACACAATTGAAATCATCAAACGCTATCAGCCTATGTACTGGATAATTGAAAATCCAGCAACTGGAAGGCTCTGGAAGTATATAGAGCAAATCATAGGCTTTCAGTTGCCCTATAAAAACCCAACCAGATATAACAACTATGATTACCCTTTGCAAAAGCCAACCAAGTTTGCAAGCAACCTTTTTCTCAATCTCAACAATGAGATTAAGCCAACAGAAGTTGAATGGGGTAATTTCTCAAAATCTTACAATGAGCGGTCAAATATCCCACAAAAGCTATTGCTTGATATTTTCCAGACCGTATTAAACCAATTTGAAAAGGACAAACAACCATGACATTACTTGAATTAACATTTTTGACCATCGCCCTATTATCTGTTACCTGGATGGCAATCATCGGGGTTTGGGCTTTGCGACTTGTACGCAAATACAGGGGGCAGGTGGAATACTACCAGCATCCAAATGTACAATGCCAAATTGCACGCCATGTACTCAAGCATGGCTGGTACAGTAAAGGTGGAGAGGTGTTTAGATGAAACTATTTGACGGTGCAAAACTAAAGCAGATGCGGCTAGATGCCAAACTGACACAGTATGACCTAGCCCCTCTGACCAATATCACACAGACCAGGATAAGTGATATTGAAAGGAATGTGAGGCAGCCATTGCCAAAAGAAGTTGATGCCTTTATGGCAGTATTTGGCAAAACTAAGGCAGATTTCTTATCCGATGAAAGGGAGATAGTGGTTATCTCTGGCACATTCACCAAGACCAAAAAGGATGAAACGCCACCCCCAGAGTTTCTAGGGGAAACAAGACCAGCTGGCGACCGTGGGGCTACTGGTTTGATTATTGATACGAAATCAGAACAGCTAGAGCTATTCCCTGGTACAGATGTCCAACTTGGTAGCGATTTAGCAGGCTTTGTACTGATTAGGGCAGACACATACAATGAACTAATTGAAAGCCAGGCAAAATTACACCAGTTGCAATCGCTTTTGAAGTAATGGAGGAAAACCATGCAGAAGAAACTAATTGGGCTAGACTTATCCCATATCGCAGATGGAGGCTTACAAGAAAAGTTAGACCATGAACTTGAAAAAGTCTTTGATAACATCCTTGACCTCAACACAGAGGCGAAAGCCAAGCGAAAAGTCACAATTACCCTAACTATGTCTGCCAACGAGGAAAGGACAGTAGTAGATACCGTGATGGATGTTAAATCCAAACTAGCACCACAAAATGGCGTCGCTACGACAATTCTTGTTGGGCGTGACTATGATACAGGGCGGGTACATGCTAACGAACTGAAAAGCAGCGTACCAGGTCAAATGTATTTTGATGATGATGCACAGTTGCGAACTGATACAGGTCAGCCAGTAGAAGAAGTGGAGCAACAAAGTGCGCCAGCCACACCAGATATTATTGATTTCAAAAAGAAAGTAGGAGGACAATAACATGACTGAAAACATTAAGGCAGCATTGGAGTATGCAGTAGAATTAAACCAACACGGGTTGGAAATCGTAACAGCAGGCGATGGCAGAGAGTATTATGATGCTAACAAGACACGTATGGTAGAACTTGACCCTAAACGTTATCCAAGGACTTTGGAGCTGTCCACATTGACAAGTCTTGTCGAGTATCTAAAATCAGACCTTAATGGCATGCAAGACCAACGCTTAATTGTTGCCGTTGAAAAAAATGACGAGGTTTGTGTTTGGTCTGAAAATGATGAGTTTGAGCATCGGACATTACTCGTGGATGTGAAAGCTCGTGTGCCAGAGCTTACTTTTGGGCGTTTCATTTCATCGGAGCAATTCAACATCATGTTGCAATCAAATTTTATTGATGATGCTGACCGTGGGGCTTTACTTGACTTTGCTAGTGCCTTGAAAATCGAAAATGGGGCTGAAATCGAAGATAATGGGGTTAGCCAGGTGGCAACTGTCAAAACTGGAGTTGCCAGCCTAGCCAAAGGCAAAGTGCCAAATCCAGTTGATTTGCGACCATATCGGACATTTAACGAAGTGGAACAGCCAGCAAGTAAATTTGTCTTTCGGATTGACAAAAACGCCCAGATGGCTCTATTTGAGGCAGACGGTAAGCGTTGGGTACAAGAGGCAGTTGGTAACATTGCAGCCTACCTAAAAGCTGAATTGGCAGACCTGGAACACATTACAGTATTGGCATAAAATTTGGAGGAAACAAACAATGACTAAAGAAACTAAAAACACAGTAGTAGCCGAAACCATCGTAGAGAACTTGAAAGAATTTGCTGATACATTGCATAGCGAAAGCAAAGAGGCTATGTTGCACTACCTTTTGACAAATGATATTGGTAAATTTAAGTCAGCTAATATTATGCACAATATTAGTCATGATTTGTTGGACATCTTGGATGGAAAGAGTGCCAAAGAAGTTTTTACTGATGATGAAAATGAAGAAGATGAGGGTACTGCCATTGGCTCAATTGCTGTTAATATCAAGACAGGTGATGTCCATGGTATCGAGAACATCAAAGACCCCAAACTAAAAGAACGGCTGGCAACTGTTGTACAAGAAATAGTTGATAAGCTCAAAGGGTAGTTGCAATGTTGCTATTTATGAAGTTAATGCTGATTAGTGCATGTATTTTCCTGGGTTTGCTCACATTATGGGCAGACCACAGGACTTTTAAGGAAAGTTTAGGAGATAAAATCTGGTGGTTTATCCTAGATGTTTATGCCCTTGGTTTATTAGCCATTGCAGGCTATATGATTTTGAATTAGAGGAGAAAAAAGATGTTTGAAGAAATGACAGAAAAAGAACAAAAATCAATTAAGCGTGTGGCTCTTGTATGTGGTGCAGTATTAGCTGCTGTACTGTTTCGGGTGACAGCAGTAACCAAAATCCCAGCAAACACAGTAGGTGTCTATTATAGTGCAACCTCTGGTGTACAGAATAAGACACTATCCAGCGGTTACCATATCAAAGTGCCATTTATGGACACTATCTATAAGCTACCAACATCGGTGCAAACCTCAAACATTGAAAAGGTAACCACCCAAACCAACGATGCCCAATTTTTGGACAGCACAATTGATGTGAAGTGGCGTGTATCAAACAACAATGCCATGCAGGTATTCAAGGACTTTCAGACCATCGAAACTTTGCAAGAAAAAGGCATCCAGCCAGCTGTACAACGTGCTATTGAGGAAGTCACAGTAAATTACAATATTGTTGAAATTCTTGGTTCAAAACGTAATGAAATCTATTCAGAGTTTGAAAAGAAACTAGCTGAAAAATTAAGCACCTATGGTGTAGAATTGGTTTCTGTCACTATCACAGATACTGATGCAGGGGATGAAATTGAGGCAGCTATCAAGAATGAGGCAGTAAAACAAAAAGAAGTAGATACTGCAAAGCAGGAGCAAGAAAAAACAAAGGTTGAGGCTGAAACTAAGAAAATCCAAGCTCAGGCGGATGCGGATGCAGAAGTCATCAAGGCACAAGGGCAAGCCGATGCCAATGCCAAACTATCAGGCTCTATCACAGATGAACTTATTCGCATGAAAGAGGCAGAGGCACGCCTTAAACATGGCTGGGTTGAAGTCCAAACAACAGGAGATGTCATTACAAACAAGGGGGACTAAATGAAACAAGCATTTGCCTTTTTGGGACTACTCCTTATCTTTACATTTTGGTTTAGTACCTATCACATTAAACAATTGCAAAACAAGGTTGCTGAATTAGAGGCTAGGACACCCATCATTATTTACCAGGTGGATAACTATGGCGGTGAGCTAGTCGGTAAGGTAACTGACAAGGCAATCATCGAGGGTGTCTATACTGTTACCATTGGTGCATACGGCAAGTTTATTGTCGCTCAAGAACAATTTGACAGTATCAAAATTGGGGATGATGCACCAGACTATTTGAGACAGAGAGGTAGATAGATGGCATTTCTTAAAAAAATAATCAATAAGCATTTTTTCAAAAAAATCATTGCACAACATCAAGGAATCCTTGAGCCTGGATTTGGCGTTATGCGAATCCATAGTGGAGAGATTATTGTGTTTCAAGCCAATAGTTATACTAAAGACAGCAGAATAATATTCGGTGGAAAATCTGACAAAATCAACATCGATGGAGTAATACTTAATTTGGAGGAGGTAAGGTATGAATAAACGCCAAAAGAAAAAACGCCTTGAGCGCAAGAAAAAAGAGATGCTAAAAGGTGTTGACTTTGTGGAACAAGTACTTAATCTTGCCACTAAAATGATGCGCGAAGAGTTTGATAAAATGCCAAATGGTATTGAAAAAATGGGGCATGATTTCTTTATTGCTGGAATTGAATACACAGCAAAGATGCTTGGAGAGGCTAAAAATCAAATCAGGGGCATTGAATGAAGTTTGAGTTTTCTTTACCAAGGAATACTAAGCTAAAAGCTCTAAATATGGTTATTAACAGTAACGACAGGCAGCATCAGACAGATAAAGCTAAAGTTACTAAGCGTATCAGAGCATTTGCTTATTGGAACACTATGAAACACAAGGATAAAAAGAGGGCTGCATTTAGCCCCTCAAATCCTTGCGAGGTAACAGTTACCATTTATAGCCCTACTAAGTCACGGCTTGACCCGCCTAACCTTTACCCCACCGTAAAAGCCATCATTGACGGCATGACAGATGCGGGTATTTGGACAGATGATAATCACAAAGTTATTAAAAAGCTGTCGTTTGCCTATGGTGGAATTAGTGGCGAAAAAGGTCATTATAAATTTGTTTTTGATATAGAGGAGGTGTGATATGAGGGAACTTGACTTAATTAAACAAAGATTGAAATTGAACATTAGAGAATATACAAAAATTATTGAAAAAGATAATCATAGCGTTACACGATTAAAACGGTTAGGTATTGAAATCCGTAGGGATATGCTAATGTTAGAAGATAATTATTATGAGTATCTGGTGATGGAGGTTAAAGATGGCTAACGCACTTTTAGATGTAACTGGTTTTGATAAAGATAAAGATGAGGCTTTTAAGTTATCGTTAAATATTAAAAAAATAATAGCCATTGCCGAAGATACTTTTGCTATATTTGATGATGTTGCAGGTGAATATGTTGAACACGTTGGGTGTGAGATAACTGTTGATGGAAGTCTTTGTTACAAAATTCTGGAGCCTTATCAAAAGGTAAAAGATAAATTTGTGAGGTGCTAAATGACCAAAAAGAAAATAGAGCGCTTATCAGTCATACACCGCAGGGAAATCACATGGCTCAAGTGGTATTTTTTGAGGGATAAGAAAAATCCTAAAAAGACCGTACTAGAGCAGATGATACATGATAGTTTCATGAAGAATGACACAGACCAGGCAACATTTTTGGTCAATCTAAAGCTGGTAACCTCTGAACATGTGGAAAATTCAGAAGAAAAGCTGATTGAGACTATAAAAGAGGTCTATGTTTATGAAAATATCAATGTCATTGGAGCGTGCCAAAAGATTTTATTCCTAAGCCCCAGCCCAGCCTATACCCACCTCAATAAATGGTTTGATGCCTATTTTTACGCCACCTATAAATACCTCCCTTTGGAAAGATAACAGTAAAAATTCCCTAGCCTATGTATCTATAATCAAGGTACATAGGCTTTTTTGCTAGGAGGAGAAACATGGATATATTGAAACCACATCACAGGCAAAATACATTGAGCCAGTACAACCTACTAGATTATGATGCCACGCGCACAGCTGGAAAGTATAATATCCCTACTCTTGAGCCAGTAGACCATGTGCCAACCAAACTACAAGGGTTTAACTATGTTTTGAACAAGCCTAACTACTCGGCAGGTGTCCACTTCTTTTTGGATGATTACCAGTTTGAACGAGTTTGGAAACGCCCAGATTTTTATATTGACAAACTAGCTGACTTTGATTGTGTGCTTACACCAGATTTCAGCCTCTATACTGATATGCCGCTTGCAATGCAGGTATGGAATGTGTATCGGTCAAGATTGATTGGTCAGATGATGCAGAACTGGGGCTATACGGTTATCCCTACGGTGTCTTGGTCACTCAAAGAAAGCTATGAGTTTTGTTTTGATGGCATACCTACAAAAAGCATTGTTGCAGTTAGTACAATTGGTATTAAAAAAAGCAAAGACCGCATAAAGGTATGGCAAGATGGCATGGATGCTATGATTGATAAATTGAAACCAAAGAAAATTTTGGTTTATGGCGGTCACATTGATTATGACTATAAAGGTATCGAGGTCTATTATTTTGCTAACGATACAACAGAAAGGATGGACAAATGGGAGGCAGAGGGGCAAGCTCTGGAATGAGCGAAAAGCAAAAGAAATATGGTACAGAGTATAGCACGGTGCATCAATCGGGTAATATAAAATACGTTACCCAAAATGCAGGTGGGTCGCAGAAAACCCCCATGGAAACCATGACCAAGGGGCGTGTGTATGTGCTTATTGACAAAAACAAGAATGCCCCTAAAAGTATTGTTTATTTTGATAAGGACAATAAGCGGAGCAAGCAGGTTGACCTAGACCATGAGCATCAGAAAATGAGACCTCACACGCATCACGGGTACAACCATGCTGAATATGAAATCAGCAAAAAAGGAGCAAGCAAACTTACCACGAAAGAGGTAAAGCTAGTTGAAAAAGTACATACAGAGTGGTATAATTATCTTAAGAAACGTAGGGAGTAGTATATAGGGATTACGCCTTGATGGAGGAGATTCCGGTTCGAATCCGGGCTACTACGTTACTTCCTAGCCCCTTGATTGGGGCTTTTTTTGTTTCCTCTAGCAAAGAATATGGTAAAACATCCCCTTTTTGTGAATATACAATGAAATCATGAGTAGTTGCTACTTGTGATTTTTTTGTTGGAAAGGAGAGCGGATGAATGACAAGCAAATACGCTTTGCGGATGAGTTTATCAAACTTGGAAACGCCACACAGGCAGCCTTAAATGCAGGGTATTCAGAAAAAACATCTTACAGCCAAGGACAGCGATTGTTGAAAAATGTTGAAGTAAAAGAGTACATCAACAATCAGATGCAAGAGTTACATAAGAGTAATATCATGCAGGCAGAAGAAGCCCTATCCATCCTATCTGACATTGCCAGGGGCAAACGAGATGAAGAAGTCCTATTGATGAACCCTATATCTGGCAAAGTGGAAAGGCATACCAAGAAAGCTGATAATGCCACGGTAATCAAAGCCATAACAGAGATATTGAAACGCTACCCAACAGCGAAACAATCAGAGAAACTAGAGCTAGAACTAGCTAAACTCAAGGAACAACTGAACATTGGCAAGGACGAGGGCGACACCATCACAATTATTGACAGTTGGGGGGATGAGGATGAAAGTTAATATTCAAGAGAATGTAAACCCACATTTCAAGAGTGTTTGGCTATCCAAGAAAGCCTATAACATCCTAAAGGGTGGGCGAAACTCTTTCAAGTCATCCGTCATCACTCTAAAGCTAATATTCATGATGATTTGGTACATAGTTAGAGGCGAAACAGCCAATATTGTTGTTATCCGCAAGGTGGCTAATACAATCCGTGATAGTGTCTATAATCAGATACAATGGGGCTTGACGGTTTTTGGCTTGACAAGTCGCTTTAAGATGACGGTCAGCCCATTTAAGATAACCCATATCAAAACAGGGTCAACATTTTATTTCTATGGGCTGGATGACTTTCAAAAGCTAAAATCAAACAACATTGGTAACATCATTGCTGTTTGGTACGAGGAGGCTGCCGAGTTTTCAAGCGCAGAGGAGTTTGACCAGACCAACATTACTTTTATGCGGCAGAAACACCCGCTTGCACCCTTTGTACAGATTTTTTGGTCATACAATCCCCCTATCAATCCGTATAGCTGGATAAACGAATGGTACGAGGAAATGAACACTAGGGATGATTACCTTTGCCATTCTAGTACCTATCTTGATGATGAGCTGGGTTTTGTAAATGACCAGATGCTGGCAGACATCGAGCGTATCAAAGAGAATGATTTTGATTATTACCGATATGTATATTTGGGTGAGCCAGTAGGGCTTGGTAATAATATCTATAACATGAGTACATTTCACCCATTAGATGCCTTGCCAAGCGATGATAGACTTATAGGAGTATCATTTGCCCTAGATGGAGGACATCAGCAATCAGCAACCGCTTGTTGTGCTTTTGGTATCACAGCTAAAGGCAAGGTAATCTTACTTGATACTTGGTATTACAGTCCAGCAGGGCAAGCAGTAAAGAAAGCACCTAGCCAGTTATCACAGGATATTTACTATTTCACAACAAAGGTAGTTGGTAAGTATAAAGTACCTATCTTGCAATATACGATTGATAGCGCAGAGGGTGCTTTGCGTAACCAGATGTATCTTGATTTTGCTATTAGATGGCATCCAGTAGCTAAACTAAAGAAAGTGACAATGATTGATAGTTTCCAATCATTACTTGCAGAGGGGCGATTTTATTATCTTGACACAGAGAATAATAAGGTATTTATTGAAGAACACAAGATGTACAGATGGGATGAAAAGACAATAAAGACAGATAACCCAAATGTCATCAAAGATGATGACCATACATGCGATGTGGCACAGTATTTTGTATTAGATAATGCAAAGATACTTGGTTTGCGTGTTGGTAATGTATAAGGAGGGCAGACATGAGCCTAATTCAAAAAGTAAAGGACTTTTTCAACCGTGGGAGGTATAACATGACGACATCACATTTAAGTAGCATCCTAGACCATCCAAAGATAGCTGTCACACAAGAAGAATTTAGCCGTATTCAGAACAATCTGACCTACTACCAATCCAAGTTTGATGATGTGGGTTATATCAACACAGACGGTGATACCAAGTACCGTAAAATGCAACATTTACCGATTGCACGCACAGCGGCAAAGAAGATTGCCAGCCTGGTTTACAATGAGCAGGCGGAGATTTCAGCAGATGATGACAAGCTGAATAATTTCCTAAATGACATGCTTGTCAATGACCGTTTTAACAAGAATTTTGAGCGGTATCTTGAAAGTGCATTAGCCTTGGGCGGTCTTGCCATGCGTCCATACGTTGATGGCGATAAAATCCGTGTGGCGTTTATCCAAGCTCCAGTATTTTTGCCATTACAGAGCAACACACAGGATGTATCAAGTGCTGCTATACTGACAAAGACCATCAAATCAGAGGGCAAAACCAACGTATACTATACCTTGGTTGAGTTTCATGAGTGGGTAACCAAAGATGGCTCTGAAATTGGTAGTACCAAAGAAAAGAACCTATACCGCATCACAAATGAGTTGTACAAATCAAATTCTAGCAGCACCCTTGGTCAGCGTGTGAATTTGGGCGAACTATACCCAAACCTTGAGCCAGTAACGGTGCTGAAAGACCTATCACGCCCATTATTTACCTATCTGAAAACACCAGGCATGAACAACAAGGACATCAATAGCCCGCTAGGTTTATCCATATTTGACAATGCCAAAACAACCATTGATTTCATCAACCGTACCTATGATGAATTTATGTGGGAAATCAAGATGGGGCAACGCAGGGTAATTGTGCCAGAGCAACTAACCAAGTTGAAAATCCAGCAGGAAAACGGAGAAATCAAATTCAAGCAGCGTTTTGAAGTCGAGCAGAATGTTTATATGCAGATTGGAGCAGACCGCATGGATGGTGGGGGTATCGTAGACCTCACAACGCCTATCCGCTCATCTGACTATATTTCTGCTATATCAGAGGGCTTGAAACTCTTTGAAATGCAGATAGGGGTATCAAGTGGCATGTTTACCTTCGATGGTCAAGGGGTTAAGACGGCAACGGAAATTGTAAGCGAGAACTCTGACACCTACCAAATGAGAAATAGCATTGTTGCCCTGGTCGAGCAGTCTATTAAAGAACTCTGTATCTCTATGTGTGAATTAGGTAAGGCAGTTGACTTGTACAAGGGCGAAATTCCAAAGCTGGATGATATTTCTGTCAATCTTGATGATGGTGTCTTTACTGACAGACATGCTGAACTTGATTACTGGATGAAGATGGTAGCTGCTGGATTTGCCACACAGAAACGAGGCATTGCGAAAACGCTAGGCATCACAGAGGATGAGGCAGCCAAAGAACTTGCTGAAATCAATGGCGAGTTACCGCCAGAAAGTGATGCGGAGCTTGCTCTATACAGTAGAATGCAGAAAAACACAGTAGGAAACAGTAAGGAGACAGTAGACAATGGCGAAGTATAAGAAAAAACCAGTTGTAATTGAGGCTATTAGATTTGTTGGCTCAAATTATGAAGAAATTAGGGGATTTATAGGGCAAAATACTTTATGCTCTGATTTAAGTATTGTGATACCGACACTTGAGGGGGATATGGTAGCCCAAAAGGGCGATTATATCATTAAAGGAGTGCATGGCGAGTTTTACCCATGCAAGCCAGATATTTTCCATGAAACCTATGAGGTAGTTAGCGAGGCTTGATTATGAGCGAAAAGAAGAAACGCCCAACCCTAAATGACCAGCAATTCAGCTTGCAGATGCAGGGGGTATATGATATTTACGCCCAGATGCAACAAGAACTGTTTGATAGTATGATTGAACGGTTGATAAGGCGTGGTAGTGCAGACCTGGCAGAAAATCCCTATATTTGGCAACTGGAAAAGCTAAATGATATGTACATGCTGAATGAGGACAATCTAAAAATCATTGTCGAGCGTACAGGCATTGCAGAGGAGCTTTTACGGGAGGTTATCGCCAATGAGGGGCTAAAGGTCTACAAGGACACCAAAGAACAACTAGAGGAGGACATGGGCAAGTTTCCAGATGGCAAAATTAGAAACGGTGTGACCGATGCCCTGGAGGCTTACACCCAACAAGCCATTAGTGACCTAAACCTAATCAATACCACGTTGCCAGAAAGCGTGCAGGCTGTTTTTAAGTCAGTGGTAGAGCAAACAGTAGCACAAGTAGTGTCAGGCACTAAAACAAGTGAGCGGGCATTACATGATACCATCATGAGTTGGCAGAAAAAGAACTTTACAGGCTTTACAGATAGTGCTGGCAGGGAGTGGCGAGCAGATAGCTATGCTAGGGCAGTCATTAAAACAACCACATTCAAGGTGTACAATGACATGCGGACAAGACCAGCAGAAGAACTTGGTATAGATACCTATTACTACTCTATCAAGCGGACAGCCAGACCATCTTGTAGCCCGTTGCAGGGCAAGATTGTTACTAAGTATGGCGATGAGCGAAAAGAACACGGCATAACCATACACTCTTTGCAAGATTACGGATATGGCACGGCTGGTGGTTGCCTTGGTGTCCATTGCGGGCATTACCTCACGCCTTTCATTGTTGGGGTAAACGAGTTGCCAGACCTACCAGACTTCTTGCAAGACCTCACGCCAGAACGGGCAGAAGAAAATGCACGCATCGAGGCGAAACAAAGAGCCTTAGAAAGGGCAGTTAGAAACCACAAGGAGCGATTGCACTATGCTACCACCATGAATGATGATGACCTCATCCAAGCTGAAAGGCTCAAGGTCAGAATGTATCAAGGTAAAATCAAAGCTCTTGTTGATGAGCATGGATTTTTATCACGAGATTACACAAGAGAGAAGATTTACACATAGTTTGGGTGTTGCCATTGGCAATGCCCTTTTTAGATGGGCTGAAAACCGTAAAAAATCCCATTCTTTCCAAAGTAAACTGAAAAAGTAAATAATATTTTGCTTTTTGGTGGGAGTTGTCCACCTAAAAAAGAACTAGGAGGGTACAAATGGCATTTACAACAGAGGAACTACTCAATCTTGGGTTGACAGAGGAACAGGCAAAAAGCGTGTTTGCATTGCATGGCAAAGACCTAAATGCTAACAAATCAGCCTTGGAAACTATCACACAAGAGCGAGATAGCCTTAAATCACAATTGCAAAACACAGAGGCACAGCTTGAAACTTTGAAAGCAGATGCAAGCACAACAGCCGAACAAAAACAGGCTCTTGAGACATTGCAGGCTGAATACAACAAACACAAAGAGGAGGCAGCCGCTGAACTTGCAAAAACCCAAAAGGTGTTTGCTATCAACCTTGCTTTGAAAGATACCAAGGCACACAATCCAGAAACCTTGATGAAGTTTATTGATGTTGATGCCATCGAACTTGACGACAACGGCAAGCCAAAACTTGATGAGGTTATCAATGGGCTTATGGAAAGTGACCCATATCTTTTCCAAGCGGACGAGAGCAAACCCAATCCCACTATTGTACCTGGTGGCAACCCGTCAGCAGGAGGAAGCGACCCAGATGCAGCATTTGCAGCAGCTTTAGGGTTGACAGAATAAAAGGAGGACACAGCAGATGTCAATCAATTACATCACAAAGCATGAGGGTAAATTTGAAAAACGACTTATGCAGGGGTCTTTGACCGCCATTCTTGAGACACCACAGGTCAATTGGCTTGGAGCAAAATCTTTTGAGTTGCCTACTATTTCTGTAACAGGATATAAGGCACATACACGCTCAAAAGGTTACAACTCTGGTACTGTTTCCAATGACAAAAACGTATACACACTTGGTTTTGACCGAGATGTTGAATTTTTCGTTGATACAGCGGATGTGGATGAGACAAACCAAGAGCTTTCAATGGCTAATATCTCAAATACATTCATTTCAGAACATGCCACACCAGAAGTGGATGCTTACCGTTTTTCAAAAATTGCAACAAGTGCTATCACTAACAATCATTTCAAACAAGAAGATGATTATTCTGAAATCAACGTATTTTCACGTTTGAAGGCAGCCATTTTGCCTATTCGTAAATACGGTGCTGGCAATATTGTTATCTATGTTTCAAGTGAAATCATGGATTTCTTGGAACGCTCAAAAGATTTCACACGCTCTATTACAACAACCTCACCACAAGGAATTGATACCCGTGTAACATCCATTGACGGTGTGCAACTCATCGAGGTTTGGGATGATGCACGTTTCAAAACTCAATTTGATTTCACAACAGGCTTTGAAAAGGCTGCTGGTGGTAAGGACATCAACTTCTTGATTGTTGCCAAACCATCGGTAATTGCAAAAGCTAAGTTTAACTCAATCTATCTTTTTGCTCCAGGTCAACACACAGAGGGTGACGGCTATCTTTACCAAAACCGTTTGTACCATGACCTCTTTGTACTGAAATCAAAAGATGATGGGGTCTATGTATCGCATAAATCAGCATAGGAGGTAGAAGATGAAAAAATACATCAAGGAAAACCAAGTGTACACAGTCCAAGAGGGCAGTGAGCTTGAGACACAGCTTATCAATGATGGATTTGAACTTCTTGAAGAAGAAAAGAAACCAAAAAGCAAGAAAGGCAAAGATGACGGTGAAGAATGATGGCTAAGTACAAAGCTATTAAAAACCTAGACCTCAAGACCCCAGGCATCTATGCCAATCAAGGTGATGTGGTTGAACTAAACCCAGAATATGCTGACCAGGTCAACGCAGACCTCAAGCAAGCATTTCCAGATGTCGATGCAGTATTAGAGCTGGTGGAAGAAACAAAACCACAGGCACGCTCTAAGAAAGCTGATGCAAAGCCATCAGAGGAAGTAGTTGAATTGTAAAGGGTGGTAACACCCTTTGCTTATAAGGGAGGTTACTCATGCCTTATTTAACAGAAGATGAGTTTGTCACCAATCTAGGTTTTGATGCAGTTGCTGAATTTGACAAGTTAGCCAAGAGGGCAGAAATTGCCATCAATCTCTATACTCACGGTATCTATCAAAAGTACATTGAGTTCGAGAAAGATTTTGACTATCGCAAGAATGCAGTCAAATTAGCTATGGCGTTCCAGATTGCTTACCTGGATGCCTCTGGCATCATGACAGCAGATGACAAACAAACGATGGCAAGCGTTTCTATCGGTCGTACATCAATTGCCTTTGGCGGCTCACAGAGTGGGTCAGCAGGTCAAGTATTCAACCTTTGCTTGGATGCTGAAAACGCCCTTAGACAAGCAGGATTTAGCCTAATTGTGGGGGTTGATTATGATAGATAAACGCTTATTGAAAGATGTTGTTACCGTCCGTAAGGTTGAGGGCAAAGATGATTTTGGAGATATTAGCTACTCTGACACGCTGGATGTGAAACCAGTACGGTTTGATAGGTCAGTTGTTGTGACAGGTAGTGATAACTCTAAGACAAGGCGGAAAGTTGGTGTGATTTATGTCTACCCTAGGTTTGCCGATGTGACAATTGATGATACTTGGCTGGGTGCAAAGGTAAACGATGGGATGCGTGATTACACGGTAACAGGCTATCAGCCTAATTACCTAAACGGCAAAATCTTTAGTTATGAGATAGAGGTTATCTAATGGCAGATGTGAAAGTGACAGTAAACCTTGATGGGGTAGAGAAAAAAGTATCTCCTCAAGCCATCCAGAGGGGCAGGATTGCCGCTGGTAGCCAGGCTTTGCTGATTATGGAGCATTCTGTACCTCTTAGGGCAGGTGGTGGAGAGTTGCGAGCCTCTGGGCGTGTAGAGCCTAATGGTGATGTCAGCTATAACACTGTCTATGCTAGGGCACAGTTTTACGGCACTAATGGGATTGTCACTTTTAAGAAGTATACAACCCCTGGCACTGGTAGCCGTTGGGATAAACCATTAAAAGCCAACATTGAAAAACTAAAGAAAGTAGCTATTAAGGGAATGGGTATTAGATGATGCAGAACAACAAAAACTTTCAGCAGGTCTTACTAGACCACATTAACAACATCGAACACATACCACTAAAGGCACGCCTTGATTATTTCGAGGATGATAAAGATGATTTGGTCATCAATGCCTTATCTGGCGGTGTCATTGATAAAGAGTACATGGATGGTACTAGAGAGGTATCACTACCCTTTGAAGTTGCGATTAAATGTAAGGAAAACAAAAAGGCTACTGATACTATTTGGCTCATCAACGGTGATTTGTCATCGCTTGATATTGACCTACCTAGTACAGATAACTCTTACACATTCTTGTCATTGAGCGTGGATAAGCCAGGCATCAATGGAAAAGATGAACAAGGTTACTTTGTGTACTCCATGCAAGTAATCGCCAAACTAGAAATACAAGGAGGATAACGCTCATGGCACGTATGAAAAATGCCAAACGTAAACACGAGATTGCACCGTTTGACCCAAAAAATCCAACGGTTGTACCAGGAGATGAGGCGTGGAAACGCTTGGCTAAGTACATTGAAACCATTGACGATGAAACCGATGAGAACACAGATGATACTGGTTACTACGATGGAGACGGTAACCCAGAGGAAACTGTACTATCTGTTGTCGGTGGTTACTCATTTGAGGGGGTCTATGACCCAGAAGATGCAGCACAAGCAATGATTGCTAGCATGAAGTACAAAACAGGCGATGACCGTCGTGTATGGCATCGTGTGACAAGCTCTGACGGCAAAAAAACCTATACACAGGTTGCCAATGTGTCTGAAATCAAAGCGGGTGGTGGTGATGCCACAGCCTATGAAGATTTCTCTTGCACGCTCAAATGGATTAAAGCACCAATTGAGGCTGGTGTTGGTGGCTAGGCTGCTAATTAACTAATTTTGGAGGAAACAGAACATGGCAAATACTTTTAATCTGTTAGGAAATGATGACAGTATTACTTTCAACCTTGGTGATTTCACATTGACATTTACCCCAACTGATGCAAAGTCAAAAGCAGTATCTGAAAAGGCTATTGAGCTGAAAGATAAGGCTGACACCATCAAAGAGGGTGACGAGTGGGAAAATCGGGAAAGTATCAAGGGTCTACTTGATGATTTCTTTAGCACTATGTTTGATGCAGATGCCCCAGGTAAAATTTACGAAGCCGCAGGAGAAAATACTTGGAATTATCTTAAAGTATTCTTGCAGATGGCAGAAGCCATTATGGAAACGAAGAAAAAACAAGAAAACGATGAAACATTTAAGAAGTATCTTGCTGAATAATGTTTGATATTTCCAAAAAAATGGATGACAAGCTGGTACTCAACAACACAGAGTATCGGCTTTTATTATCGTTTGATAGGGTCTTATGGGTCTTTGATATGTGGGGAAATAAAGAAATACCACCACAATTAAAACCTAAGTTAGCACTGGCAAAACTAACTGATGATGTGACTTTTAAAGATATGGACACAGAGGAGGCTTTAGCAATCTATGCAGATATATTTGAAAAACACATACAAGTTACTAGAGCTATCGATGAGGTTGATAGATATGACATTGAGGGAAATGTGATGCCCAAAAAACCAAAAGATGACCTAGAAAGCGATGATAAACCCTTGTTTAGCATCAAATATGATGGCGAGTACATTTTTTCATCGTTTATGCAAGCCTATAACATTGATTTGATTGAGGAACAAGGTAAGTTGCATTGGAAGAAATTCAATGCTTTACTATCTGGATTGCCAGATGGCACAAAGTTTGTTGAAGTGATGAAAATTAGGGCTTGGAAACCCTCAAAAGGGGATAGCACTAAGGAAAAACAAAGGATGCGTGAACTGCAAGAAGAATACGCATTACCCGATATTTAACAGGGAAAGGAGGTAACACATGGCAGATGGAAAAGTAACCATTTCGGTTGACCTGGACGGCAAGCAGGCTCAGGGGGGCATTGAAAAGTTAAAAGGTGCATTAGGCGGGCTTGGCTCAACATTCAAATCAATGTTGGGAGCAAACCTTGTCGGTGGTGCATTGATGAGTAGTTTTAATGCCGTTGCTGGTTCGGTCAAAAGTGTTTTCTCATCAGCTATTGATGAGGGAGCGAAACTGCAACAGTCTCTTGGAGGTATCGATACTCTTTTCAAGAACTCAGCAGATACCGTAAAGAACTATGCAAGCAATGCCTATAAGACAGCAGGGCTTTCAGCAAATGAGTACATGGAAAACGTAACCTCGTTCTCTGCTAGTTTGATTTCTTCTTTAGGCGGAGATACAGCAGCCGCTGCTGAATTGGCAAACAGAGCCATGACAGATATGTCTGACAATGCGAACAAGATGGGTACTGATATGCAGGCTATTACTGGCACATATCAATCTTTGGCTCGTGGTAACTACGCTATGCTAGACAACTTAAAACTAGGGTATGGCGGTACTAAGGCAGAAATGGAAAGGCTTATTAAGGATGCCTCCTCTTATAAAGATATTCAAGATGAGCTAGGTATATCTGTAGAGGAAGGGAATATGTCCTTTGCTAACATGGTCAAGGCGATTTCTGTTGTGCAGAAAAAACTTGATATTACAGGTACAACAATGAAAGAAGCCTCTACAACATTTTCTGGTTCTTTGTCAATGATGAAAGGGGCTTTTAACGATTTCCTCGGAAACTTGACATCAGGCGGTGATATTACCAAACCATTGCAAGCATTGGCAGAAAGTGCGGCGACCTTCTTGTTTGGTAATTTTATACCGATGATTGGCAATGTCTTTAAAGGATTGCCAACGGCACTATCTAGCTTTATTGAGGCTGCTAAGCCAGCTCTGGTTAATGGATTGAAAGAACTGTTACCAGAGGAGGCAGTAAACGGCATTACCAAGGTCTTTGACCTAATCACCTACTCTATTGATGATATGGTGATGGCTTTTCAAGACTTTTACCAAGGTTTCGAGAAAACAGGGGCTATCAAGGCGTTATCAAGTGCCTTGTCAGAGTTACTAACGGCTGGACTAGACTTGTCAGAAAAGTTATCTGGCATTATCCCATGGGAAACCATCGGGGTAGCCGCTGGGCATGTTGTTAAGTTTATCGCTCAAATCGTCCAGGCGGTAGCTAAATTCTCCCAATCCATTAGTGGCGACACTTGGCGTGGTGTTGTGACTGGTATCGGTGGTGCATTGGTAGCCTTTAAGGCTTTTAGCTTTTTAAAATCTTTCAATCCATTCAGCTTTTTCAAAAAAGGAGCAGAAGAGGCTATAGCGGGTACAACAGGCAGTGTCAAGAGAGCTAAAAGTACCATTTCACAGGTTTTCAGCGGCATCTCTAATGTCATTAAGACTGCTGGAAATGCCCTAAAGTCCACTTTCCAAGGTATGGGCAAGATGTTTCAAGGGTTGGGTAAAACCTTTGAAGGAGTCGGAAAAGGGATAGGAGCAGCTTTAAAAGGTTTGATGCAAGGATTGAGAGGTCTAAATCCAGCAACTCTACTATCCTTTGGTGCAGCAGTTGGTATAGCAGCAGTTGGTATTGGTGCGGGCATAGCTATCATTGCAGCGGGATTTGCCCTATTAGCAAGTCAAGGAGAGGGTATAGCTATCATCGTTGAGGCGGTCGGTACAGCCTTTGGCACATTTGCCAGCATGGTCATTGGTGCATTTGCAGAGGCGATTGTAACCGTGGCAGGTGTACTGCCAATCATTGCCCAATCATTTAACATGATGACTCCAGCAATCATGGCAGTTGGTGCGGCAATCAGTATGATTATTAGAGCCTTTAGCTCACTTGCTCCTGTGATTACGGCACTAGGTACAGCGATTAGCGAGATTGTAACAGCCATTACAACAGGGGTGGCAGATATTGCTACGGCAGTTACACCGATGGTTGAAATTCTTTCAAGTGCTTTTGTCCAAGTCGTGACAGTCGTGTCACAAGCTATTGTGGAGATTGTACAGGCTCTTGCCCCATTCATCCCAGCAGTTAGCGAAATGGTGCAGGCAGTAGCCCCAGTGCTACAAGCCTTGGTTGAGGCATTCAACAATCTCATTAGTCAGATTAGCCCAATCATTGACAGCATCGCAAACCTATTCAAAACACTTGGCGAACAAATCACATCTATCTTGGATAGTGTCGGTGGGGTTGTCGAGTCGTTCGGCTCTGCTATCCGTAATGTCTTGGATGGCATTGCAGGTATCTTTGACAGTATCGGCAATGCAGCCTTAAATGCAGGTAAAGGATTTAACTTACTTGCTAACGGCATCACCAAGATTACCAAGCTAAATCTCTTTGATATGGGGGCATCGCTTGCAGCAGTTGCTACTGGTGTTGGTGCTATTGCCGCATCTGGTGGTGGTCTAAAAAGTGCTGGTACAGGCATGACAGCACTAGGTACAGGCATGCAAACTGTATCGAGGTCAGCCATGACCGCTGTAACAGGCATGACAGCCTTTGTCACTAGAATTAGCACCCTATCAACTACGATAGGCACATTGCCAGCCATGATGACTACCGCCGCATCTGGCTTTGCCTCATTTACCTCACAGGCTGTATCTGGCGTGGCAGGTTTATCAGCCATCAATGCCCCTATTGCCACCTTTAAGAGCCAAATCATGACGATTACACCAGCCCTAGCGATGGCAGGCAGTGGTGTAGTGGCATTTGGTTTGAAAATGGGTGCAATTGGTGCGGTATTGTCTGGTCTAGGTAGCCGTGTCCTGGCAGTTGGTACAGGTCTTTCAGCCGTATCATCTGGTCTGTCTAAAGTGTCATCAAGTGCTGGCACAGCCTCTGGACAGATTAAGACAATGGCAAGCAGTACACAAGTTGTGATTTCTGCCTTTAATGCCATGCGGTCACAGGTACAGTCATCCATGCAGGCAATGCTGAATGTGATTAAGTCGGTAGGCAATCAAATGCGGTCACAGGGCAAGCAGATTGGCACACAGACAGCCCAAAATATAGCCCAGGGTATTTCTAGTGGCAGAGGTCAAACAACAAGTGCTATGCAAGCCCTGATGGCTGCTATCCGCTCTGTTGCCATGTCTGGTGCTGGCTCAATGCGATATGCAGGGGCAATGATTGGGCAGGGATTGGCTCAAGGGATGTATTCATCTTTAGGGTCTGTTACAGCTGCCGCTAATGCCCTGGTTGCTCAAGCAGAGAGAGCGGCACGAGCAAAAGCCAAAATCCACTCACCATCTAGGCTATTCCGTGACAATATCGGTCGCTTTATCTCACAAGGTGTGGCAGTCGGTATTACCAAGGATGCGTACAAGGTAGATGATGCCATGGGTGCTGTCTATGACCAAATACAAGCCTTTAGCTATAAGGCGGAGGATGTGATTGGTGTTGGTAAGTCTAAACTGTCCAAGGTTGTTCAGGTTAAATCAGACCTTGAGAGTGCCATTAAGGCTACTGTTGAGGTTGCCAAGGAAAAGAGCAACGAACTAATGGCGAAAGCCCTAGACGTGGCAGAAAAAGCCGTAGAACGCCCAGCAGAGATGCGATTTGATGACGGTACTCTAGTTGCAAAAACAGGGGATAAGTTTAGCAGTTATCAATCCGAGCAACTACGCAGAGAAAACAGAATGAGAGGGATAATCACATGACAAAAGAAATGACATTTAACGGTGTTGATATGTCACGTTTCTTTAGAATTACTGATATTATCCGCCCCATTGGCAACAAAAGGAGCGTATCAACTGATAACGCTCCTTTATTGGGGGTGAATATCCAGCAAGTGAAACGTGGGGCAAAAGAACACATCATCAAGTTTGACATGAAAAACAGCGATGTCATGGCTTTAGAACAGCTAAAGCATGAATTGGCAGGTGTTTTCAATGTCTTAGAGCCAGTAAAAATTGTCTATGGCGATGAGCCAGACAAATACTATATAGGGATGCCCGTAGATGACATTACCCCAGACAACCTTACACGCTGGTTTCAGCGGTCAGAATTTAAGTTACTCATTCCAGATGGGGTTGCCCACAGTTCTACCTACCGAACTTTCAATAGTGCAACGGCTGCTACCGTATCGAGTGAGAAAATGCTTTTTAATCTGACAAACAACGGTACAGAGAGGGCTTACCCCATCATCACGGTTAAGCACAATGCAGAAAATGGCTATATCGGATTGGTCAACCAAAACACAGCCTTTGAGGTGGGAAACCGTGAGGAAGCTGACACAGAGACTGTCAAGCAATCGGAGTTGTTGCTAGATTATCGAGACACTAGCATCTTAACAGGATTTAGCAGGGCAACAAAGAATGTGGCAGTTGCCAATGACACAAGCCAAAAGTATGTTGGCACAGCTAATACTATCAGCGTGTGGGGCAGGCAACATATCCAACTAGCCAATAGGGGTGCTGTCACTCCTGGATATAATTCAGCCGCAAGCCTAACCTGGGAAATCCCCGTAGATAGTGCAGGTGGTGTTGGCTCACTCAATGATTATATCTGGTGGAGGCAGATTTTTTGGCTGGAGGCAGCCAACCAATACGGCTTTATCAAGGTGACTGTATCAGATGCGAGCGGTCAATTTTTGTACGGTGTCGAGACTTGGAAAAGGTCGCAGGGTTTGGAATGTGAATACAACTTTTTAGCCAGCAATGGCAAGGGCGGTTTTAACATTCTCAAGCGTTGGACTTTCACAGGTACACACCTAGACCATCATAACCCTTTCAATAGTACCCGTGGCTGGTCAGACATCAAGCGAAATGATGACAAGGTACAGGTTTATTGGTGGGGGTCTTATCCAACCTTTACTATCCCAGAGATAAAGGGTAAAAAGTCCGCCAAAATCCATGTTACTTTGGGGGCATACGGTAACAGACCTTTGGTTAGTCACATGTACCTTGATAGCATCATGTATCGCAAGGACTTTGTTTCAGTCACAAAGAATATCCCTAACCGCTTTCCTATTGGCTCAAATGTGGTTATCAATAGCGAAGATGACACGGTATACATTGATGGTATCGCAAAGGCTGGCGAGGTTGTGGACGGCTCACAATGGCTATCCATCCCACCTGGCAAGTCACAGCTAGAGCTGTATGTTTCTAGCTTTGTCAGAAATAAACCAACCGTAACAATTGAATTTGAAGAAAGGTGGTTGTAAGGTATGCTCCTAACAATCCATGATGCCAACTTACAAAAAGTGGCGTTTATTGACAACGACAAGCAAAGCACGCTGAATTACTATGATGATACCTGGACACGCAGCCTAGAAACGGGGTCATCAACCTTTGAATTTACGGTGTACAAGAAAGCCATCAAATCTGATACGTCAACCAGCAAGACTTATAACCTACTTAATGAGCGTGCTTTTGTCTCATTCAGATACCATGGCAAAAGCTATGTGTTTAGTGTAATGACGGTTGAAGAAGATGAGCAAACCATTAAATGCTATTGCGAAAACCTAAACCTTGAGCTTATCAATGAGTATGCCAATCCATACAAGGCAGTAAAAGCCATGTCCTTTGTAGAGTATTGCAATGCAATGGACTTGTTGAATTTCACTTATCTATCTGTTGGTATCAATGAAATTTCAGACCAAAAGCGAACTCTGGAATGGGATGGGCAGGACACCAAACTTGCCCGCTTGCTAAGTCTTGCCAAAAAGTTTGATGCGGAGATTGATTTTGATACCCAGCTGAACGCTGATAGCTCCATCAAAGCCTTTAAGGTCAATGTTTACCATGAAAACGATGATAGCCATCAAGGGGTGGGGCGTGTTAGGAATGATATTCAGCTGACCTATGGCAAAAATCTAAAATCTATCACCCGAAAAATTGACAAGACAGGTATCTATAATGCTATCCGCCCAACAGGGAAACGGACAGTAAAAAATGGCAAAGGTGAGGAAGTTGAGGAAATTGTAACCATTGGTAGCCTTGGTGCATGGTCTGAAAACAACAAGGATGGGGTGCGTGAGTTCTACCAGCAAGGGGATTTCCTCTATGCTCCATTGTCCATGCAGATGTACCCATCCGCCTTTACTAACTCCACTACCAATGACCAGTGGATTAGGAAAGATATGGAGGTTGAAAGTGATAGCCCATCTGTTATTAGGGCAGCAGCTATTGCCAACCTTAGAAAAAACGCCTATCCAGCCCTAACCTATGAAGTGGATGGTTTTATTGATGTTGAGATTGGCGACACCATCAAGATTTATGATGACGGTTTTAGCCCGATTTTGCTAGTGCAGGCTAGGGTATCGCATCAAAAAATCAGCTTTACCAACCCAGTCGGCAACCAAACCATTTTTGCTAATTTCAAGGCTCTTGAGAATAATCTATCCGATGGCATCCAAGCAGCCTTTGAGCGATTGTTTGAGGCATCCAAGCCTTATCTTATCAAGTTATCCACAGACAACGGGGTCATTTTCAAAAACCAAATAGGGCAAAGCCTGGTTACCCCCTCCTTGTATCGAGGAGGTAAGCCAGTAGTGGCTGGTGTCACTTGGCGTTGGTCACTGGACGGGAATGCCACAACAGGTATGACCTATCTTGTCCAAGGCTCAAATGTGACTGATACAGCTACTTTGACGGTGGCAGCCTATATTGGCAATGATGAGGTGGCAGTTGATGAGATTTCATTTGTCAATGTCCTTGATGGCACGATGGGTACACCAGGTAAGCCAGGACAAGATGGGCGTACTCCTTATGTGCATACAGCGTGGGCTAACAATGAAACTGGTACATCTGGTTTCTCACTTGATAGCTCTATCAACAAGCTCTATATCGGTATCTATACGGACTTTGAGCCGATGGATAGTACAGACCCTAAAAAGTACAAATGGACGAAAATCAAAGGTGATAAGGGGGATAAAGGAGACCCTGGACAGCGTGGACTTAACGGATTGCAAGGCGAAAAAGGGGAGCAAGGATTGCCCGGTGAAAAAGGTGCTGACGGGAAAACGCAGTATACCCATATTGCCTATGCCAACTCTAGCGATGGTCGTACAGATTTCAGTACCAATGCCTCTAACCGCTCCTATATCGGTATGTATGTGGACTTTACCAGTCAAGACAGTACCAACCCAGCTGATTATGCTTGGACACTTGTCAAAGGGTCAGATGGAGCAAATGGCATACCAGGTAAGGCTGGTACAGACGGTAGGACACCCTACTTACATATTGCCTATGCCACATCAAATAATGGCTCACAGGGATTTTCAACCACGGATAGTGTTAATAAAACATACATTGGCACATACACGGACTATGTGCAGGTAGACAGCACAGATTACAGGGTCTATAAGTGGACGTTAATCAAGGGGGCAGATGGTAATGGTATTGCCAATGTTACGAACTACTATCTTGCTACCACAGCCTCAACAGGGGTGACAAGAAGTACAGCTGGCTGGACAACTACACCCCAGACAATCACAAGTGCCAAGCGGTATCACTGGAATTACCGAGTGGAACTATATACCGATGGCACAAGTAAGACCACAGAGCCAGCCATTATTGGTGTATATGGCGATACTGGTGCGCGTGGTATTCAAGGCATACAGGGTATCAGAGGTGAGCAAGGCATCCCAGGAGAAAAGGGGGCTGATGGTCGTACCCAATATACCCACATTGCATACGCAGACAATGCCACAGGTGGAGGATTTAGCCAGACAGACCAAAACAAAGCGTATATAGGTATGTATGTTGATTTCACCGTCACAGATAGTACCAATCCCACAGCCTACCGCTGGACCAAGTGGAAAGGGTCAGACGGTGCACAGGGTGTACCAGGTGCAAAGGGAACAGATGGCAGAACACCATACATCCATTTTGCTTATGCTGAAAGTGCGGATGGTCGTACAGGCTTTAGCACTACCCAGACAGGCAACAAGCGGTACATTGGCACATACACGGACTATGTGCAGGTAGACAGTGCAGACCCATCAAGGTATAGATGGGTTGACATGGTGGGTACTGTAAAACTAGGTGCTAGAAACTATGCAGAAGATTATGATTTCTCTAGGGGGCTTTGGGAATATTCCCAAGGAGATAACTCACCAAGAAATTTCAATCTTTCAAATGGTGTCTATACTCTAACCACCACAACAGATACATGGCATCAATTACAGATACATTCTGAAAGTGGTAGTAGATTAGGGGGAAAAGCAGATAGTACCGCCCTTTTAGAACCTAAAGCTGGCGAGACTTTCACCTTGTCAGTTGAAGTTAAGCACAATTCAGGCAACCCTAATTTTTGGGTTGAGATACGAGACAATGGTTTAGCGAATTACAACAATCTTGTCACTCATCTTTATATGAGCCAAGCCGCTACCAGTGAATGGGTTAGGTATTCAATAACTGGGAAATGGAAATCCACAGCTGATTTTGGTCATCGTCGCATTATCTTAGGGTATTCAGCTATTGGCTCAATATCCTTTAGAAAAGTTGAGTTGACACAAAGTAGTGCATTTTCAGATGCTGGCGAAGCACCAGAAGACAGAGATGCAAGAATAAATTCCAAGGCTGACCATACTTTAACCCAGCAACAGCTAAACGCCCTTTCTGAACGCTCACAAATCCATGAGGCAGAGCTAAAAGCCAAGGCATCCATGGAGGCTTTGAGTGAATTAGAGAAAGCCTATAATTCATTTGTCAAAGCTAATGCAGAGGGTCAAGCCAAAGCAGAGAAAGATTTGGCAGAAGCTGGCAGACGGATTGAATTGCTTATAACCGAATTTGGCGGGCTAAAAGAGTTGAAAACCTTTATTGATACCTTTATGACAAGCTCTAATGAGGGTTTAATTATCGGTAAAAATGATGCGAGTTCCACAATCAAGGTCAGCCATGACAGGATTTCAATGTTTTCAGCAGGTAAGGAAGTCATGTACATTTCACAAGGTGTCATCCACATTGACAATGGTATCTTTACCGCCTCTGTACAAATTGGGAAATTTAGGACAGAACAGTACCATCTAAACCTTGATATGAATGTTATTAGATATGTTGGATAGGAGGATAATATGGGTTTAATCAATTACAGCGGTAACTGGCAGGGCTATTTGGAATATAGCACCGAGACAGTTTCACAGAATATTGCCGCTAACCAATCAACTGTACGGGTTAAAGTCTGGGTTGGCTGCCGTTGGGACATTCAATTTCACAACACATACGGCAACACAGTATCAGTGACTGTCAATGGTGCTAACCAATCCCTCACGGTTGGGTCTTTAGTTGTGAATAACTCTAAAAAGTATCTAGGTCACCTTGATTTTGTTGTTAATCACAACCAAAATGGTACAGGCGTTGCCAATGTATCGTTTAGCTCTAATATGAGCAATATCGCATACAGTAATCTTAACTTTGGTAATGCCAGCGGTAGTTATAGCCATGCCCTAACAACTATCCCACGCTCAAGTTCTTTGAGTGTTGGGGTAGGTACTATCGGTAGTGCTATCACTATCAACATCAACAGACAGAGCAACAGCTTTACCCATACCCTAAGATATGCCTGGGGTAGTAAATCTGGAACGATTGCTACCAATGTTGGTACAAGCCATTCATGGACTATACCAAATGATTTTGCTAATGACATCCCAAATGCGACAAGCGGCACAGGCACACTATATGTTGATACCTTTTCTGGCAGTACCAAGACAGGTACACAACAGGTTACATTCACAGCCAACGTGCCAGCAAGTATGAAACCAACCTTTAGCGGTATCACTCTGACAGATACCAATACGGTTGTTAGGAGTTTGCTTACAGGCAATAATTTCTTGCAGATTATTTCTAATATCCAGGTCACTTTTGATGGTCATGCTGGTACTTATGGCTCAACTATCACGGGCTTTAAGGCTGAATTGGTCAATAAAAACCAGGTCACAAACTCAAACGGCGGCACGTTGGGTATCATGAACTTTAGCGGCTCTGCTACTATCCGTGCAAGTGTCTTTGATAGTCGAGGCAGGCAATCCGACACTAGGGATGTGACTATCAATGTCATAGGGTATTTTGCCCCAGTTCTAAGCTATACAGCTACTAGGACAAGAGAAAATCCTAATATTATCCAGATTGTCAGAAATGCCAAGATAGCCCCTATCATGTTTTCTGGAAGTCAGAAAAATGTGATGACCTTGACTTTTAAAGTTGCTCCATTAGGCAGTAGCACTTACGCAGCGGACAACGGCAGTGCCACAGGTACTTATACCACAACCTCATCATTGACCAATGCGGCTGCCAACATGGCAGGCAACTACCCAGCTAATAAGTCATTTACTATCATTGGCACACTGTCGGACAAATTTACAAGTGTTGAATTTTCAGCAACCGTGGCAACTGAAAGTGTGGTTATGAGTTATGACAAGGATGGTCGGGTTGGCATTGGTAAGATTGCTAATGATGCCTATAAAGCAGGCTCTTTGGATGTTAAAGGTGATATTTATGCTGAGGATAAACCGATACAGCAGTACCAATTAACCTCTAATGTTGGAGGGGGTCTCAATAGTCCAGCAACATTTGGAAAAGATTTGAATAAGATTTTGACACCTGGTATTTGGCAAATTGGGGCGGATTTTGCTAATAACCCTTTAGGGGCGTTTAGTATTTTAGAGTGCTACAAGTTACATACATCTAACGAATGTATCCAGAGGGTTACCTCCACAAGTGGCTTTATGGCAGTCCGTGAGTATGGTTATGATAATGTTTGGAGACCATGGCGATACGTTGCCCAAACAAGTAGCGTACCAACAAAAAACGCTGACCATCCAATGTTGCAAGAGAAACCTCTAAAATCTGTCACCCAGGGCTTCCCTTATGGACTTGATGCAACAATAACTAGGAAAGATAACTTGGTTACTGTCACGCTCAACCGCCGTATCACGAATATTGATGTCTTTGAAAACAGGCGGATGATGGAAAAAATACCAGTAGGCTACCGCCCAACAGCTCAAGTCCATCTGGTCTTTGTGCCGAACTCTGGTAGCTTTACAAAAAGCCCATCTATTTTGCATCTGAACGCAGATGGAACAATAGATATGACGAACGGAACAAGCGGGCGACATGTCTACACAGGAACAGTTAGCTATGTAACCAATGATGCTTACCCAAGTTAGGGATAAGCGTAAAAAATCCCTAGAAATCTATTAGATAATGAAAAGCATAAAGGAGGTACAGACTATGTTAAAAGTCACCAAAACACGCCAGACAACGGCAGAATTTTTCGTAACCGATGACAAGCAGGAAAAACTTGTAAAAACCACGGTCATCAACACAGGGGCAGATGCAGTTTCAACTGTCTATGAAACCTTGCATGAGCCAGAACTTTATGCCAAATACCGCCGAGACATGCGAAAGCATGAGCAGGAATTGCGAGAGTTACGCTATAAAATCGAGGATGATATTCTAGCAGAACTTGAAGCAGAGGAAGCTGAAACCGATTAAAGGGGGTGAATGAGTGCCACCTTGGTTGAAAGATAGTGCTGTCTTGGTTGCACTTATCACAATGGGCGGTGGAGTAGTTGGTACGCTTATCACAACGCTTGCTAATTACTTTATCGGTCGCCGTGATAATGAAGTCAAGAACGGACAAAAAGAAATCATCCAGTCGTTGGATGTTTTGAAAAACGATAATATCAAAATAAAGGCAGACCTAGCTAGTAATGTAGAGGAACTTGACAAGCTAAAAAAGAACTCTAAGGACATCACTAGATACCGCCTTTTTCATGACATGACAAAGGACATCATGGCTGGCTATACCACCCTTGAGAATAAGCGTGAGATAACCAAGCTATTTGACTCTTACAAAATGTTGGATGGAAATGGTGAAATTGAAATGATGTACAAGGAGGAGTTTATAGATTTGCCTTTGCGAAAGGAGAAAAAAGATGAAGTTGACAAACAAGCAATATGATGTTGCCAAAACAACTGTAACCATCGTAGCACCGGCAGCAATCACTTTGATTTCTGCCCTGGGTGCTTTGTATGGCTTTGATGCAACGGTCATCAATGGAACGATTGCAGCCCTGGCAACATTTGCAGGTACTGTACTTGGTGTTTCTAGCAAGAACTACCATCAAGAAAACAATTAGGGAGGTGTATCATGAAAGCAATAGGGAAATTTCTGCTGATTTTGGTCTTGATACCGCTATTTGTTGCGATTAGCTTTATTGCTTTCTTGGTTAGCCCTTTCTTAGAATTATTCTACGAGGAGGAAAACGATGGCAACAGCAAATGAAGTGGTACAATTCTACAACAACCTTGCCAACTCTGGTATGGGTGTTGACAAAGATGGTATGTTTGGCTATCAATGTGCCGACGTGCCAACCTATGCAGCCAAAAAATGGTTTGGCGTTGATTTGTGGGGCAATGCTATTGACCTAATCAAATCAGCTAAACAGGCAGGATGGCAGGTGTTTTATATGCCAACAAATGAAAACCCAAAAGCAGGTGATTTCTTTGTTATGAACGCTGTTTTTGGCGGTGTCAATTATGGTCATACAGGTATTGTCATTGCGGATAGCGATGGTAAAACCATGAAAACAGTTGAGCAGAACATTGATGGCAACTGGGATAGCTTGCAGGTGGGCGGCCCAGCCCGTTTCAATACCCGCAATTTTAACAACGTGGTGGGATGGTTTAGACCCCCATATCAAGCTGGAGGCACACCGACTACTACTAAGCCGACCAGCAAAGAAATTGACCTTATCCCAGAAACAGGCACTTTCACAGTCGGTGCATCCCCTATCAATGTCCGCCGCTCTCCTAGTCTAACTGGTGAGATTGTGGCAGTGTACCAACCAGGGCAATCTGTCAAATATGATAGTAAAGGCTCTGCCAATGGTTACCGTTGGATTTCATATATCGGTGCATCTGGCAAGCGTAATTACATGGCTATTGGTCAAACTGATAGTGCAGGTAAGCGTATCAGTCTCTGGGGTACTGTAAAATAGCCCAGAACAGCCTAGATTTTGCTTTCAACTTACAAGGGGTGTGATTACCCCTAGAATACAAAAATAATCGCTCCAAAGTAAAATCTGGGGCGATTTTGACTATTTTAGAAACCTTTTGCGAATTGATAAGTAAGAGGTGATAAAAATGAATGAAGTACAGTATATTTTTTTAGAGGCTAAAGCCAAAGGATTGTTTGGCGATACCGTGGATGTTGTCAGAAAGAATGGCAAGTTATTTGATTTTGTCCTACCAGGCGAGCAAGTTCTATCTCATGAGGTTGTGACCAACGAGCCATTGGCAAGTGTACTGGTGGAGATTGCTAGTTACTAAGAGTTTTAGATACGCTACTTGAATGTTTGGTGGTTCTAGTCATTCTGTCAGGTAGCCTCTTGATTTTTGAAGGCTTATCCAAATTACTAGTCCAGGAAGCGCATTATCAAGGTCAGACCGTTCAAAAGGAATGGTTGGTCTTCTCTAGCCAATTGCGGTCGGAGTGGGACCAGGCTGAATTGGTCAAGGTTGAAAATGGCAAGGTCTATGTCAACAAAGGTGAACAGGCTTTGGCCTTTGGCAAGTCATGGTCGGATGATTTTCGGAAAACAAATGATAGAGGCCAGGGTTACCAACCCATGCTCTATCAGGTGGATAGCGCAGCCATTTCCCAAGAAAACCAGCTGGTGCGCATCGACTTTAGCTTTAAAAACGGAGAGGAGCGAACCTTTATCTATGCTTTTAAAGAAAAAAGTTAA